TGCATCTTCTTTGCAAGCTTCCAAGAATCTTTTTTGCTGTATGCAATCATGACTTATCGATGCCTTTCCACCCACGAGAGATGGCGCCTAATGCTGCAAGCTTTTCCTTATCGGTTGCATTTGCAACGCGATTCTTCACGATGCGTTCCTGCTCTTCCGGAGACAGCGAATTCCACCAACGGTCTTCTTGCTCCTTAATAAGCTTGATCATGAGTTGACCATCTGCAATAGCAGCAGCTTTTCGTTCCTCATAAGTTCCTCTACGTTTGGCCTGTCCCATGTTCTTATTTGTTAGTGATAGCTGAAATCTTTTCCTCAAAGTCAATCACTCTGAACTTTGCTTTGTCATACTGATTCTTAACACGCTCACAGTTCTTTCGTGCAGTTTCTTCGTCTTGTTTAGCAATAGCTAATGCAGTCTGATATGCTCCAAGAATTGTTTCAGAGAGATGGCTTCTTGGAAAAACAAAAGTCTTTCCCTTCCAATTGTTATTCTCCGATGCGATAACCTTAAGCTCAAGGTTATGCTTATCGCGTTCGCCAACTTGTTCAAATTCGACCAAAGTCTTTTGGTCGTCAATAATGTAGTACTTTTTGTTCATGGTTATTTGACAGGAAAGAAATCATTCACACAACTAATGAGCTGCTTACAGCGCTTCATGATAAGATAGTTCAGAACCTTTCCGTTTGAAGTATCTACTTGTGTATTGTAGACATCAAGAATAGATGAAGCTACCTCAGTAGGAATGTATGATAGGTCGATGCAATGACGATTACGAACATAGTTGCGGAATGTCGCAGAGTCCATGATCTCGTCGAGCTTGGAATAGTTAGCGCACCATTCATCGACTTGTTTTGCCTTCAGTGGCTTCTGACGACCGTCCGGATCAACGAAAACATTGTCAGGCGAAAGAACGTTAGGAACTCCGTCACCAGAATCACCACGGAGAATATGCTCAAGGAGATAACGTCGAGGATTCTTGTCAGTCACGATCTTCTTAGTCATAGGACTAAACTGACTGACATTGCTATACTTCTGAAGCTGAATGAAATCCTTGTCAGCACTTACGATCATGACAGGTTCACCACAGCCAAACTCCTGAGTCGTTTCGACAAGAGTTGCAATCACGTCATCTGCTTCTGCACCGTTGACGTGAACTACTTTGTAAGGAAGGTTCTCACTGATTTCCTCTCGAATCATATTCATGATTCTCCAGAGTTCCTTCCAATCCATATCGCTTGCTTCGCGATTTGCTTTACGAGCAGCTTTGTATTCTGCGAAGACTGTCTTACGCCAAGACGAACCACCGTCGCAACAGATAACCATCTTACCATACTTGCTTCGGTACTTAACATTGTACATGCGAAGAGTATTAAGGACCAGATGGCGAATCAGATCTTCTTGTGGCTCTGCACCTTTTTGTGAAAAGATGGCTGCCATTGCGACGCCAGAATAATCGACTAAAATCATTTGTAGTTTGTTTCTGGTTTATTCTACCACATTTCTTCACCAATGTAAATCAATTTTTTCGAAGTGAAGTGACATGTTTACCATGAATCTTTACACCAATGAAGTTATTGTAGTAGTCTTCACGCAAAAGTACTTCTTTCGCAAACTGCATTTCGGCTTCACGGTAATTCAGTTCGCCTTTTGACTTACATAGAAGAAGCACTTCTCGCGAAAAGTCATGCGGGCGTTCGTCAACCAATCCCTGCACCAATTCGGACGAACCAAAGTATTTCTGCCAGTCAGTCTGTGCATTCTTGATGCGCTTTTTCTTCTGACCTTTTAGTGGTGGAAGACGTCTCTTGCAGGTGATAAGCTTCTTGCCTATGTATTTCTTACCTGTAAGATTATCAGTGATCTCATAGATGAAACCAATGTAGCCTTCGTCAATTACTTTTTGAGCGGCTTCTTCAGTAAACGGCTGACCTTGGTAATACCACTGATTGATTTGATTAAGTTCCACGAACTTATTTATTCATCGTAATCACAGTGTGTTCCACAGAATGGACAATAGACAGGATCATCAGATTCTTCTTCATCCTCAATGAAATCATGATCATCTTCTATGTCTTCAAAGTCATCTCGCCACTCGTCAATGTCGGTATCATTCCAGATGATCTCGTAGGCCTGTCTACAGTTTCTGCATTTAGTGGTTTGAATCATTTCTTCTTCTGAGGTACTGGGAATTTGGTTTCGCCTGTCACTAGTGCTTGCTTAATGTATGGGTTACACATGTGACACTTATTACAGATATCAAACTTGCGTTGAATTTGATGAAGATATTTTAGATCGTTTTCCTTCGCAAGATCGATGATTTCCTTAAAGGATTTGTTGAAGCATATGCAATGCGTGATCATAGAATTTCACATGCACCGCCAGAGCAGGCCTGAGCTCCAAGTGTATCGGCATTGATGTATGCCTGTGACTCTTCGATTGCAGCAGTCCAATCAATCTCAACGTATTCTCTAGATAGATCGCACCAGGTCTTCCAAAGAGATACGTGCTTGAGACAGTATGTTGCACGACGAACATCCCCGTCAAAATATCGCTCCGCAAATTGATTTACACGACGAACCCAATCAACCTTATTGAACCATGCGTCATATTGGTCGCGTAGAATGAAGTATTCGGCGAGCTCTTTATTTGATTTCTTGCCTGGATACTCTGGACGAAGCATCTCGGTCGAAAGATCTTCTCCATAGCCTAGAACAGTATCACATGCTCTCCAAAGGTTATTGTCAAATGCATTCAGTCCGTCAACGATTAGACCAGAAGCAAATACAGAAGCATCTCCATATTCGCGGACAAGTTCACCTGGAGTTAGAACGGTTGAGAAAGGAGCCTGAGCATAGTCAAGGTCGCCTGATGCAGGAAGCAAGGAGATACCTGCGAACCATTTCTGATTGTCATAAATGAACTTCTCAACGTCATCCCATTCATCAGGTTTGACTGTAATTGTATTTGATACGTTGTGTCTAAGTTTAGGATTGACACAACGAGAAAGCTTTGTGCCAGATTCAACCCAGTTCTGCTGAGTTAGCTTGACTCTTTCAAGCAGTTCTACTGCAGTTAGTTGGTTCTTCACGACAGCACCTGCAGGAACTTCACAAAGGAATGAAATGACAGCGTCAGTCTTGTTTGTAGACCAGACAGAATCTTCAACCGCAAGTGGATTACGTGCCTGAGTTTCCTTCAGACAGAATTCATTCTTGTTTGCCTGAACTCGGCGAATGTATCGTTTTGCATGGTGAGGGTGAATACCTGATGCAGTACCGAGAACGCACGAAGTAGAACCTGCAGGCTTAACGCATGTCGCGCGTGCGCAAGGGTTAATACCGATTAGCTTAGCAACCTTTTCATTGATCTTCAGAATGTACTTAGCTGCTTCTTTCTGAACGTCCTCGTTGAAAAGTAACTCAGGATTATCCATCATACCAGTGATAGAACATCCAAGCAATGCTTCTTCGTCAAAGATCTCCTTTGACTCCTTTGAAAGATATTTGAAGTTAGTGTAACCTGCCTGAAGAGTTCCGATGATGGCCGATGCCTTACAAGCATCAAGGAAACGTTCTTTTGTGTCGCACCACTTACCGTTGATTTCGGTAAGGTTACAACCTTGGAAACCTGATCGTCCATCGCGCGTTATCGGATACATTCCGATTTCGACGCAAGGATTGTAACCAATGTCAAGATCGTCCATCCAAATGAAACCTGGTTCGCCGAACTCCTTAGTTGACTTCATTAGCTTCGCAAACTCTTCACGAGAAATAGAACCTTTCAGTAGAGCTGCACTGTTATTTGAACGTGCGCGCTGTGGGTTGCTCACGAACCAATTACCGATCTTAGCATTAAGCATCTCGTCATCATCATGCGAGAACAAGCAAAGAGTAGCGGAACGACGAACACCACCTGACAGAACTGCATCACTGATATGCATGATGATATCATAACAGTCAATTGGACGCAGCTTGTTTGCAAATTCTCCAGTCGTGAAGTCCGGTGAATTGATACGTGAATTGATTAGCACGCGGACTTTCTCCAATGCCTTTGCTAAACCATCAGGACCTGGCGCTTTGAACTGTCCTGCAATAAGAGAACCTTCAGGACGAATCAATGAATAGTCAAATTCAATATTCTTGCCTGCATAAACCGAAAATTCTTTTGGCTTTTCGAGGTAACTTGAAAGCAGAGCACCAACTGCATCTGCCCATCCTTCGATTGAATCTTCAACAACGTATGTTAGAGTATCGACATGATTAGCACGAATCTTAGGTAGCTGACTCACATGTCGTTTCTGAACCGAGAAACCAACACCGCATCCACAAAGAAGAGAATACATGATCTCTTGAAAAACACGTTCACGATTCACATGAGTAAACAAGCAGTTGAACATCTTGAGTTCATGCTTGAAGATAGGATCACCTGCGAACTGCAATGAACGCTGAGCTGCAAGCACTCTCTTCTTAACTTGCATGTTTTGAGCGAAGGACATAAGTTCCTCAAGCTCTGGATTTTCTGCTATCTTGTCTGCATACTTAATGCGATGCATTTCAAACACTCGGCCTACTGCCTCTTCCCATGTTTCTCTTCGTCTTTTCTCTGTATTGTATCTTGCGTATCGTGAATAGAAGGTGTAATTCGAAAGTGCTTTAATACTCATAGTTGTAAGTTAATTTATCGTTTCTTAAATCTTAGGATTGGTGATTTTGAATTCCCATTGGAAAGTGTAGCCATCTTTATTGTAGTCAAGACCCGCATCATATTCTCCATAGAGTTGACCATCATGTTCTTGAGTGAATATGAACTCAGGCTTATCGCCAAACGGCCACCCAAAACAATGCGCAAGCATTCGTGAATTTGTTGGATCGAGTTTAAACTGCTTTTCCATACGATAAGACTATTAAAGTCGCGCTTTCAAATTAAAGCGCGACTTTTAGTTTCGGTAGGTGCAGAATCCGATATGACCAGTGTTCCCCTTTGACACTGCATCAAGGTAGAAATATGGCGCAAGTTCTTCGTCAATCTTTTTGGCAAGCTGACGTGAAATTTCGTCTACCTTTGTTTCCAACTCTTCGTTGGACCACTCAAGAAGCTTTAGAATTTCGCCAGTCTGTTCCATAGTTTATTCTATACTATTTGCGAGTAAATGTAAATAACTATTTCAGAACATTGCGACGAATCTGACGTAGCACTCCACTTGAAGAGTCTCGAAGCACGATAGTGTTCTTTGGATTCTTCTTTGCATAGTCATAGATTTCCTTTTGACT